AGATAGGGACGTCAACGCCGCGATAAATATAAAAGTGCGCTCGGATCGAGCGTTCAGGCATCAACGTAAATCATTAGATTATGCGTAGCCTGAGAAGCCCCAACCGCTGGTTGGGGTATATCACATGGAAATATATCTGATGTTTTATACTATGCTTGGTAATTTATGGCACATTACTTGCATATATTTATTATAAAATATGGTAAGTTTTAGGAGGGATTAATGATAAATATAGTTAAGCCGAGGATTCAGATTGAAGAATTTGATTCAGATTACATTATAAGGAAGATAGAAAGAGCTGCTAGAACTTGTTATAAAACAAAAGGTAGTAAATCCGAAGTTGGGAAATTATTAGATAAAAGGTTATTAAAAACATCTGATAGAGTAAGATTTTGGAAAACATATAGAGACGGAGATATATATAGATCGTTGTTAAAAACTATATTAACTAATGTTCATTCAAGTGTTTTGGAGCACTGTATAATTAGTGTAATAATAACTACTAATAGAGGAATGACGCACGAACTTGTTAGACACAGAATTGGTTGTGCATATAGTCAGGAAAGCTCAAGGTATTGTAATTATAGTAAAGATAAGTTTGGTAATAAATTAGCTATATTGAAACCTTATTTTTATAAGAGTAAAGAGCGATATGATATATGGGAAAAATATGTAAGATTGTCAGCAGAAGGTTATTTTGACTTGTTAAAAGTCGCTACTACAGAAGAAGCAAGAGAGTTATTGCCTAATTCTACAAAAACTGAAATAAGTATTACGTATAATATAGGAGCGTGGCGGCATTTCTTTAATTTACGTGCTTCTCAAAAGGCACACCCTGAAATACGAAGAACCGCAATGGCATTATTATCAGAGTTTGCTGTAAGAATGCCTGTTTTATTTGATGATGTTATGAGCAGGCACACAAGAGATCCAGAATTTTTTCCTGGGATAGAGGATGTTGAATTGGAATACATAACAATATAAAATGGTAAGAAGATGTAAATTATGTAATAGTTTAGTGTCTCTGAAAAGAACATGAGGCGGAAAAGTTACTCACTTCTGCAAGGGTTGCAGAAAAATACTACATGCTTCTAATGTAATTTTAAAAAATAAATAAAGTAGGTAAATGAAATGAAGGAGAACGGTCGTTTAAATATAGATGTAGCAGGAACTGTATCTAATCTTATTAATGATAGTAAAGAAGCTTATATAGTTATTGATGGTGAAACTGTTAGTGTTAAATCCTCTTCTTCTAAGTTGTTAACTAAAATTAAGCAAGGAGAATACGTAAAACTTAGTTGCTACTTAGAAAATGGCAAAGTTTTTGCAACAGATATAAAGTAATATAAAAATGTATGAAATAGATAAAGATATAATATCTGTTAGTTTATCAGAAAGAGATGTTAATTTATATGATGTTGTTATATATGTTAATATGGTTAAGTACATGGCAGTTTATAGCCCAGCTATTGGTTTTATGTATTCGTCTTTACCTCAGCGTACAGAAGAAGATCAAAAAATGTTATTAAAAGTATCTGATAAAATAAAAAAATTTTTATTGAAAGGGGTTTAGTTTTATGAGTGTACCTTATGTTATTGAGAAAGATGGAAAAAAAGAACGTGCTTATGATTTATATTCTAGATTATTAAAAGACAGAATAGTGTTCGTTGGGGAAACGATAGAATCTAATATGGCAAATTCCATTGTAGCACAGCTTTTGTTTTTAGAAGCGAATGATCCTATAAATGATATTTATATGTATATTAACTCTTGCGGGGGTGAGATAAGCGCAGGGTTAGCTATATATGATACAATGCAATATATTAAACCAGATATAAGTACAATATGTTATGGGAGAGCTGCTAGTATGGCTTCTATTCTTTTGTGTACCGGAACAAAAGGAAAGAGGTTTGCTCTTTTAAATTCTGAAATTATGATTCATCAGCCCGTTGGTGGGTTTCGTGGACAAGTTAGCGATATTCAAATTCACCATGATCATATAATATCAATACAAGAAAATATGTATAATATTTATTGTGAAGTAACTGGAAAGTCTTTTGAAGAAATAAAAAATGACTGCGATAGAGATAACTATATGACAGCAAAAGAAGCCGTAGAATACGGACTAGTTGATGAGGTTTTGCTAACCAATAAAATAAAAAAATAATATTGGAGACAAAAGAATGAGTCAAGAAATCCATTTAAATAAAACAATAAGTGATGCTGAGTTTATCAATTTCATTGATTTCGAAAGAGATAGATGGCCAGAAAATATGCATGCGTGGTTGGATAGGAGATACAGAGTTATGCCACTGGATGGCTATGATACAAGTAATCCAAGGATTGATAGATTTAGGGATAATATAAATGTAAAAGATCCTGTTTTTAATAGGAGTTAAATAATTTTTGTATTAGGAGTTTTACATGCTTTTAAATGAAAAGTTAAAAATGTTTTCAAAAGAATTAACATTAATAAAAAATTTTAATATAAAAAAGTTTACCATAGAATGTTTAGATAATGCACCAGATTATATATTTAAAAATTGTCCATCATCGTCTACTGGAAAATATCACAGTATTGATGAGTTCAGCCCTTTAGGTAATGTTTTACATATTAAACGAGTTGTTAGTAATTGTAATGAGATGGCTCGTGCTTTTAATCTTGAAGGTAAGGATAAAGATTTAGTTATTGGTGCTGCTATATTACACGATGTTGTTAAGCAGGGATTTAAACAAACAGGACACACTGTTAGTAACCATGCTGTTTTAGGGGCGCAGTTAATAGAAAAGGTTTATAAAATTACAAAATCTAAAATAGAAACTAATGATTATGAAATTATTAGAAATTGTGTTTTTTTTCATAACGGTATTTGGACACCTAAACCAGATTATAAACCAATTAATGAATTTACATCACATGAGCTGTGTGTTCATATGTCTGATTATAGTGCTACAAAATTCTGTTCAGGTAATTTAAAAGGCAGTGGGTCTGATATATTTACAGAACTTAAAGGTTTTGTTGAGAATTTTAAAATAAAGATTAGTATTAATGATGTAACAGATATACCTATAATGCTTGGTAAATTTTTTGGTGTTGTATGTTCTAATGTTAAAAATCCTTCAGCCTTAGAAGAAAAGTTAATGATGATGGCGTCTTGGTGTATTAAATCAATATTATATATTAGACTTAAAAAAAATGATTAGGAGGTGTTATGTGCGAAACTAAAGGCAAACGCGGACGCCCATCAGGATATGTAATGAGCGAAGTATCAAAGATGAAAATTTCTTTTAAACTTAAAGGAAGAGTTTTATCTGAAGAACATAGGTACAAAATATCTAAAGCAATGATGGGAAATACAAACAGATCTAAAAAAAATAGTCCAATTTTTTTAGACGATTTATACAATGATTATGTTATTAATTATAAAGATGAGTCTATTGGTCAATGGATATACAGTGTTAAAGATAAATTACTTGTTTGTTCTGGTATTTTCTCTAATAGGAGGTTATCCAGTTACTCGTTTATGGAGTTAGGCGTTGATGATATTGATCAGTTTAGTGGTGATTCTATGGACCCAGAAACTATAATGGTTGTTTCAGAGATCATTGCTGACATGGATTGTGGTATATTGGTACAATTACATGACTAAAAAAAGTATAATAGAATATAAAGAAAATGTAACTGTTATACCTATTGAGGAGTATATAGGAGATGTTAAGTTAGATGCGTTTGCATCAAAGAAACATAAGACTGTTGAGTTACCAAATAAAATAAAAAGTAAACGTAAGATGTCACCAAACTCATTAAAGAATCTTGCTCAGTATAATCCGAATATAAAAAAAGATTCAAAAAAGAAAATGTTACAAAACCTTAGATTTAAAGTTGATGAGGATAAAACAAAGACTGCAGAAGATTTAAAAAAAGAAGAAGAAAATTTAATAGAAGATAAAAAAAATGATAACATTCTTAATATATTTAAAGAGTTTAAGGTTAAAGTTGGTGGAGAATCTATATTTTTATCTGAACTTATAGATAATGTTTTTCCTACTTATCAAACCTTAGATAAGAAGGAACGTATTATTTTTAATAATATTTCTGCTACTTATCTTAAAGATTTTAAGAATGAAGAACTCTCTTATACTGATATGGATGATGTTTTTTCTTTAGCTTTAAATAGAATACTTGAGCTAAGACTACTTAAGGCAAACAAAACAAAGCCAAAAGCTATTAATGAATTGTTCGTTCCATTAGAGAAAATTAAAAAACAAAACGATAAATTAAAAGAATCATTAGCCAGTACAAGAAAAGAAAGAAAAAAACATACATTAAAAACAGGTATTAGTATTTTAGATTTAGCTGCTAATTTTGATGAAGATAGAAAAATAAAACTTGAAGAAAAAGAAGAAGAGTTACTTAAAAATGAAAAAGAATTTATGGATAATAGATCGTCACATGGAAATAGAAAAGATGTAGATGCTAAATAGTAATTAAAAAGTATAATGGGGCGCGCGTTTTTTGCTATGAATAAATGAAATCTTATGATATAATTAAAGTCAGATCTAATATGCTGATTGATTTTTATAGAAATCACCCAGTTATTGCTGCATATGATCTTTTAGGAGTAGAGTTATCAGAAATTCAGCGTATTATTTTTAGAGGTATGTGGTTTAAAGAGTATGCTATAGTCGTTGCTTGTAGAGGTTTGGGAAAAAGTTTTTTACAAGCACTGTTAGCTACTTTAAAAGCATTGTTGTACCCAGGCCATCGTGTTGGTCTCATAGGTTCTAGTTTTAGACAAGCTAAGGTTGTGTTCCGTGAAGTTGAGGATTTATATAATAAGTCTGATATTTTTAGAGAAGCTACATCTAGACCAGCTATTAAAAGCACAGATATGCACGAAATGAAATTTAAGCCAGCTGGAAGATATTCCGCTTCTAGTATTGTTGCTATTCCTTTAGGTGCAGATGGTTCTAAGATTAGAGGCCAAAGGTTCTTTACGATCTGTGCAGACGAATTTGTTCAGATACCTGAACAGATATTCAACCTAGTCATACGCCCAATGGCTGTTACACAGCACGATCCAATGGCCAATGTAAAAAGAATAGAAAGAAACAAAAGATTAAAATCTATGGGTATAGAGGTAGATGACGATTCTTCTGTAAATAAGATAGTTATGACTTCATCTGGTTTTTTTAAAGTAAATCACATGTGGCAAAGAATGAAGCATTATTGGAAAAAGATAGATGAAGGTAATAAATCTTATGGTGTTTTCCAAGCAAGTTACACTGATTTACCAGAAGGATTTTTAAACCAAAGCAATATAGAAGAAGCAAGAGAGACAATGCCAAAATCGTTATTTGAGATGGAATACTGTGGTTTGATGATTAGTGATAGTGAGGGGTTTTTTAAAGCATCTATTATAGAGTTTTGTGTTGCTAATAAATTAGATAATTACTTTACTGTAGAAACAATAGGAAGGAAAGATTCAAAATATATTATGGCAATTGATCCAGCTAGAACTGGAGATTCTTTTGCTATTTTAATTTTTAAACTTTCTGGGTTTTCTTTAAAACTTGTTTATGCTGTTACTTATAATAATATAAGTTCAATAGATACGGTTAATGAAATATTTAAGTTAAGAGATAGATTTAATTTAATTAGAATAGTTATGGATTCTCAAGGCGGTGGTTTAAATATAAAGGATTTGCTTCAGGGAGGTATTGATAATAACAGACCAATTTTAGATATATTAGATAAAAATAATTATGGTAAGGATGGTGATTTAATATTACACCTTTATAATCCTAGCCCATCAACTAATACAGATGCTAATTTTACAGCACTATCTATGTTGGAGAAAAAGTCTTTATTGTTTCCTGGTCCACCTCCTTCTGGCTCAGATGAAGAGGATCATTTATATGAATATATAGAACTACTAAAGAGACAAATATTGTCTATTACTGTAACTCAAAACCCTAATGGAAGTTTAAATTTTAATACACAATCATCTAGGGCTAAAAAAGATTTATACTCATGTTTTATAATGGGGTGTTGGGTGGCAAAACAACTTATAAAAGAAGAAAATATGACTAAAGAACAAGAAGTAATGCTATCATACGCTGGTGTTATAAAAACCAGGTCTGGTGGTATTGTACACGGGGCTGATATGAGTAGAGTAAATAATTTTAGTGGTGTTATGAGGCCTTTAATAGTCCCAGACTTGGTTTAATAAAAGGAAATAATTATGGCAAAAAAAGATTTTGGTGATCTAAAAAACACACTTAATAAAAAGTATGATACAAATATATTAGATATAACTGAAAACGGAGATGGTTCTGTTTCTTTTATGGTTGATAGCTCTAAAGTTTCTACAGATTTTTTTAAAGATAATAAGTTAAATGATGAAAAGGTTGTTGGTTCTGTTGTAAGTAGACCAAGAATTGATAGAACTTACTTAGATCTTCAGACAAAGAAAAGTGTACTACAAAGTACACCTCATGAGTTGTATAAACAATCAAATACAGAATATTATGCTGATCCAATATATGGTGCTAGTATAAACGTGTTAGCTAACTTTGCATCTAAGGGTTTTGAAAACGATTCTGAGGACTTAGATATAAAATATTTTTTTGATTGTTGGTGTTTTGATACTGGTTTTGAAGAAGTATTAGAGTGGATCTTTCTTGATTTCTTTAAGATGGGTATGGTTAGGACTTATAAGATTTTAGGAAAGTATGAACCAGGTATAAATAATATATCTGATTTGACAACTAGCACTAAGCCCAAAGGTAAAGATTCAGGTGCTGCTAAAGTTAGGTGGTCTAAAACTAACCTTCCTTTAAAATATACTGTTTTAAATCCTAGTTTTATTGAAATTGAAGGAAGTTTGTTATTTGGAGACACTAAGACTACATTAAAACCAAACACTGAGCTTAAAGATTTACTTAAAAAAAGTCCATCAGAATTAACATTAGAAGAAAGGGATTTAGTAAAAAAGTTACCATCTAAGTTTAAAAAAGCAATTAAAGATGGTAAAAATATATCATTAGATCCCCAACTTGTAGGTGAGATAGATTATAGAAAAATGCCTTACGAAAGGTATGGCTTACCTAGAGGAGCTAGAGTTTTTGAATCTTTAAATTATAAAAAGTCTTTACGTGATGCTGATTTATCTACACTTGATGGTATTACTAATTATATTTTAAAGATAACTGTTGGTAACGATAAATTTCCAGTAACATCTCAAGAACAGTTAGAGCAAGTAGCGATGTTGTTTAATACTCCTAGTAAATCGTTTGATGTTGTTTATAATCATACATTAAAAATAGAAAAAATAATATCCCCTGAAATAGAAAGCGTATTAGGTAAAACTAAGTATGAACAAGTTAATGAAGATATCTCTGGTGGTTTAGCATTACCAAGAGTGTTACTTGATGGTGTTGGTGATTTAAATACAGCAGAAGTAAACACAGTAGTAAAATCTGTTATTGAAGAAATTAATTACGCTAGAAAATGTGTAAATAGGTGGATATATAAAGAGTATATAGATATTGCTAATGCTGCAGGTCTTGATAAGATACCAAAAGTTAGATGGGACGGTACTATACTTAAAGACGTGTTAATGTATATGTCTATAGTCGGACAGTTAGTTGATAGACGTATGTTAAGTTATAAGACTGCATTAGAACGCTTAGGTTTTGATTTTATGTCAGAGTTAACTAATATGAGAAACGAGTTACCAATAGTTCTTGATGAAGGTGCCTTTGGTATTGTAGGAAGTCCTTGGCAACAATCTAGGTTTGGTTCACAGCAAAATAATCAAACAGCTCCAACAGGAACACCTTCTTATGGTAAACCTATTGGGGCAGATCCTACTGAAAACAATGATGTTACTCCAGACATGCAAGGATTAGATGGTGATGAAGCATCTATCGTTAATGTAGATGATAAATTAAACGAAGAAATTGATAAATTAGATGATGATTTAAAAATTAAGTTGCTGGATATTATTAGTAGTAGTAAGAAAGTATAATCGGAGGATATTTACATGTTTAAATTTAAAACGTATGCTAAAGCAGAGATAGTAAGTGGTAAAGACGACTTGTTAAAGAAAGATTTAGCTGGACATGTTGATATACCAGACGATGCTCAATTTGATCTTCTTTTTTTTAAAGCTGTTTATTTGACTAGTGGGGCTAATCTTAATTATACTTATTTTGATAAAGGTGAGCTTGTTAAGTCAATAGATACTGTATCTAACAAAGCTATGGATATTGAACACGAGGAACAAGGTATTGTTGGTCATATATATGCTGCTTCATTTTACGAGGCTGGTAATGCTGAACCTATAGAAGTTAATAAATTAGACTCATATAGTGGTGAAGTAGATGTTGTAATAGCCGGTGTTGTATATAGGGATAGATTTCAAGAGCTGGCTTCTGAAATAGCAAAAGGTGAGTGGTATGTTTCTATGGAAACTTATTATGAGTCTTTTGATGTTAAAGTTGGTGATGTTTTGTTAGATTTTAAAACAGCTACTGATTTAGGTGTTGTTGATCTTATAGGCAGTGAAGTAACATTAAAGAAATCAGATGAAACGGTTGCTGTTGGTACTGCTAACAAATTAATTAGAAATTTACATTTTTCTGGTGGTGGTTTTGTTAAGGAACCAGCTAATCCGACGTCTGTTATTTTAGATACATCTGGTAGTAATACTATTGAGTTATCAGTAGTATCTAGTAAAGATAAAAAAGGACTTAGTTCTAGTAGTGATCTTGATTTAAGTGAGGTATTGAAATTTGTAGAGGAGTTAGTCTTAGAGTATATGGAAGAGATTGATTGTTTTGGCTGTAGTGATGTTATTAATGATATTGAAAATGCAACATCTAATATTTCTTGTATGATTGATAAAGAATCTGCAAAGAAGTGGACTACTAAGTATATTAATTCTTTACCTAATAGTTCTTTTATTATAATTGAGCCATCTTATACAAAAGGTTCAGTTGATAATAAAAATGCTAGACATTTACCGTATAAGGATAAAGAAGGTAAAGTTGATTTGCCTCATTTACGTAATGCTTTAGCCAGGTGTAATCAACTAGTTCCTGTTACAGATTCAATAAAGCAAGCTAGCTTAAGAAGTAAAGCGTGTAGTAAGGCAGAAAATCTTGCTAAGAAGTATTTGAAGAAAGATAAGTAAGTAATTAACTTTCTATTGTTTATTAGAATAGATTATTTTTTTAAAGTATTATAGGAGGCTATAAACTAATGGCACATGTAAATAAGAAGCCTGTACCTAATATGGTAGGAATGCGTGCTAAAGCTGAACAGGCACTGGTAATGAAGGATATGGGAAACGGCCATATGCGTCCTTATATTTGGGGTACGTGTGTTACTGTTGTTAGTGGGGCAACTACAGCAGTTGTTGCTAGTGGTACAATTGGTGGAATGAATGTAGAAGATGGTGTTTATTCACCATGTACTATAAATAGTTCTACTACGTGTTATATTACTAAGGATGCTAATGAACATTCAGTTTTAGTTACTATGGCATCTGCACCGTCAGCTGCTACCGATATAGATGTAATGGTATTTATGTCTACAGCGGTTACTGTTGATGTAAGTGATTATGTTGGTAAAAGAGGTTATTTAACATTATAATTATTAATAGACAATTATGGAGGTTATTTTAGAATGATTGATCTTACACTTAAAAATGAAATTGAGAAACTAGTTAGTAATATTTTCTCTAAGAAAGAAGACTCAGATAAGAAAGATATGCTTACTAAAGCATTAGAAGATGCTAAGTCTAAATTAAATGAAGCATCTGCTGCTCTTAGTGGTAAAGATTCTGAAATTGAAGGTCTTATTTCTAAATTGGAGGAAGCGGCTAAAACAATAGAAGACATGACTTTAAAACATAAAGAAGTTGAAGAAGCTATGGTTGAAGTAAAAGTTAGTTTAGAGAGTAAGGAAGAGGCGTTAACTAAAACAGCCGAAGAGCTTGAAGCAGAAAAAGCAAAAGTTCTATCTATCGAATCTGATGTTGAGAAGAAGGACGTCGAACTTTCATCTGTTAAAGAAGAGTTTGAAAAAGTATCTTCAGAAGTAAATCAGATTAGAAAAGATGCTGTTACAAAAGAAAGAATGTATGAATTAGAAGAAGCTGGTTTGGTTAGATCAGATGAAGAGGGTATTAAGACTCAAGAAGAAAAAGTATCAAATTTTTCTGATGAAGAATATGCTTCTTATAAAGAAGAGTTAGAAGCTATTAAAATATCTATTGCTAATGCTCTTAAAGAAAAAGCTAATACTAATGGAGATAACGGTAACCACCTAATTAATTTAGAAGGCGATAATGAAGTTACAGTTAAAGACATTGGAGAAGCGCTGGCAGATTTGTTTAATTCAAAGAAGGAAAGTAAATAAGTTTTAAGAATATAATGGAGGTAAAATAAACATGTTTATTCCTAGAGATCCTGTTAATGAAAATATGTTTTGTCAATATGTAGCTACTACTTCCGGTGGTGGGAGTGGTGAGTTTGTTGCCTACGCCGGGGCTGTTGTGTATATTTGTGATGCTACTTGTGACGCAACTAACGGCTCTGATACAGAGACTTATGTTAAAGTGAGTACTTCTACAGCTAGTTCACACTTTGGTTTCTTAGAGCAGTCAATTAAGACTGGGTATCATTCAATTCATCCAGCTGGTTATATAATGGACAAAGATATGGGTATGTCACATGTAGTAGCACAGCCAACATTTGCTGCAGGTACTCGTACAGTAGACGGAACTAAAGCTACTCCAGTAGCTATAGCACATCTTGGTATTTGGGAAACAACTCATTATGATACTGGTGGTGCTGCTATTAAATCTGGTGAAGCTCTTTATGTTAAGGCAAGCAGAGAAGGTAAGCTGTGTATTACTAGTTCTGGTACTCAGGTAGCTTGGTGTATGAAAGGCGTTACTGCTACTAATGGAGCTAAAAATGTTGCTGGAACACAATTGTACCCAATTAGAATTAAACTTTTAATTTAGATTATACTATTTAAAAATAAGGCCGACTAAAAAATTAGGCCGTGGAGGATTATAATATTATGGATAAAGAAAAATTAGTAAAACTATTTAAGGCTACTGCTTCTGCTAACGGTGAGGGTAGAATTGCTGCATTTAAAGATTTTGCAGCCGCACTTACTATTCCCATTCTTCAGAAGATAGAACTTGAATCACTTATGAGGGGTTTATTCTCTGTTGAAGTACTTGGGCCTGGAGCCCAGGCATCTTATCCAATCGATGATGACATGTACGATATTCCTGTTTGGCTTTTACCAGGTCTTGGTTACATAGCTCAGAACTTTATAGAGGGTATGGGAGAAGAAGTTTATGTTCCAACTTTTGATGTTGCTTCATCTGCTGATTGGAAAGTTAAGTATGCTCTTGAAGGAAGAGTTGATGTTTTACAAAAAGCTATTACTAAAGTAGCAAAACAAATAGCAAAATATGAAGATACTTGTGGTTGGAATGTTATTGTTCCTGCTGTTACTTCAGCTTGGGTTGCTCAAGGATTACTTAGTAGCCGTCCAGCCCCTCTTTATGAAGTAGCTCCTGCATCTCCTGGGGCAGGTTATCTTTCTAAAGAACTAATTAATAAAATGATAGTTGGTATGGAACGAACAGGTAGAAAGCTTACAGATCTTTATATTAGCCCAGAAGATGCTGCTGATATTCGTGAGTGGACTGATACTGATATTGATCCAGTAACTAGGCGTGAGATTTTTCAAGCAGCCGGTATGACTGGTATTTGGGGTGTAGCAATGCATCCAGTTCGCCATTTAGGTGCTACAGGTGAATATAATATCAATAGTACAACTAGTGAGTTTGGAAACTTTATTTCTTCGGCTGGTAACGTTTACAACGATTATACACTTGATAATCCAAACACTGTAGATTCTGATGGAACTGTAACTACTTTAGGAGAGACTCAGATTTATGGGTTTGATCTTTCAGTTAGTGATTCATTAGTTATGCCGATTAAGAAAGAGTATGAAGCAATAGATGATCCTACTCTGCTTAGACGTCAGAAATTAGGTTTCTTCGGATGGCAAGAGATGGGTATGGCTGTCTTAGATCCAAGAATGATGTGTATGGGTATTATAGATAGATCACTATAAGTTATTGTAATATTTATATAATTAAACCTCTGGCAGTAATTGTCAGAGGTTTTTTATTTTTGTTAAGCAAAAGACTGAGGTTTATGGTATTATATTTTTGGTATAAATATTGCATTAAGTATATGTATATATTAATTTTTAGGTAAATTTTATGCCAAATTATAAATTAAAAAAATGTAAATTATGTAATGAATTATTTTTACCAACTTCTGGCAATCAGATTGTTTGTACTGATTGTATTCCTAAAAGAAAGAAAACTTATTCTTCAAAATATGATAAAAATAAACATATAGAAAAACAATTATTAAAAGGTTTGGGGAAGCAACAAGTATGTCCTATTTGTAGTAAAACATTTATAACGTTAGATAGTAAAAAAATATATTGTGGTTCTAAAGAATGTGAGCGTTTAAGGTGTAAAATAAAAAATAGAAGGGCTCAGATAAAAAGAACTAAAGTAAAAAAAGAAAATAAAATAAATAAGTTAAAACACTTCTTGTTTAAAGTTTATAACAATGATGTTTTTAAAGGTAAGATAAAAGAAAAATTACTAACAGGACAAGAGGTTTATACAGATGAATATGTAAAGTATTACTTTTCTAAATATGGATACAAGGTTTTGGATAAGTATAAAAATTCTACTACAAAAATGAGAGTTGTTTGTCCAAACAACCATCAACAGGAAATATGTTTTAATAAATTTTTACACAGAAATCAAAGGTGTAAAAGGTGTTCAATTGAATCAAAAGTTTGTGGAACATGGTGGGAGAATGATATTTTTATGTTATTGCATGAAAATGGTATAGATTTTGATTATAGAACACAGACTGTTTTAACTGAAAAAAAAGAACTTGATTTTTATATTCCAAAACACAGATTAGCAATAGAATTGTGCGGGCTGTATTGGCATTCTGAGATTGGTGGTAAAAAAGATAAAAAATATCATAGAAATAAATATTTAGAGTGTGTCAAAAAAGGAATAAGATTAATAACAGTATTTGAGGATGAGTATGTTAATTTTGCTGATGTTGTTAAATCTAGAATTTTACATGCTGTTGGTATATCTAAACAAAAACTATATGCTAGAAAAACAGAAGTAAGAATAGTTGATAATAAACAAGCTTCTAATTTTTTAGATAAAAATCATTTACAGAAAAGTTCTCGGTGTAAATTTAGTGTTGGTATGTTTTATAACGAAAAACTTGTTGGTGTTATGTCGTGGGGATCAATGTCTAGAGCACATACTAAAATAGATGGATTACCAACACTTGAATTAAAAAGATTTGCATTTAATAAATATTTACATGTTGTTGGTGGTTCATCAAAAATGTTTAAATTTTCTATTAATCACATAAAAAATAATTTAAAAGAAATAGAGTTTATTAAATCGTACTGTGATTTGAGATATGCAAATTATAAAAATACTATTTATAATATTTTAGGTTTTGACTTGTATGATGAGACTACAGGATCTCCACATTATATTGGTAATAATTATAAATTACGTGCTAGAAACCAGTCATTAAGGAAAACAGAAGAAGAACGAAGTTTAAATAAAACAGAATGGGAATTAAGAAAAGAACAAGGTTACGATAGAATTTGGGATTGTGGCCACAGATCATATATATCTTACCTGAAGTAATATATATTTATTTATTTATTAGTTTTTATCCCACTTAAAAATAATCTCACTAAATCTCTTATAGTAAGGAATTCAATAGATTTGATAGGAGATTTACGTTATGCGTGGTTATGTTGAGAACATAGGAAGGGTGCCTATTTATATTTTTAAAAGTTTTGTTGGTCAGGGAGAAAGAATAGGATTTGATAAGTTACTAAAAAGATTTAATGGTGTAGCAGACACTAACAGTGAGGTTTTGTTTGCTAATTGGTTATCTGATAATATTTTTGTAAATAAAGAAAAATGGAAGATTGTTACAAAGAAAATAAAAAAAAGTAAACTAAAAAAAGAATTAAAAAATGTAATTGACACAGTTAAAGATGAAGAAACACCAATTGAATCAAATAAAAAAGAACAACAAGAAGAAGTAATTAGTAAAGTTACTTCTACTAATAAAGAGATTATAAAAAAAGTAGTTACAGGAGTATCAAGAGAGATTACGTTTGATATGATTGCTAATATGAGCGTGTCACGTATAAAAAAACAACTTCCAAAAATTGATGATGTTAAACTTTTAAAGATGTCTTTAAAAAAAGCAGAAAGTATGCCTCAAAAAGCTACAGTATGTAACAAGTTGAGAGATAGAATTACAGAACTAAGCACTAGATAATGTTGGAGATAAATAATGACAAACTATAGAGAGCTTAAATATGTTAGATTTTATAAAGATAGGGTTGATGTTGGTAAAGAAGGTTATAATCCAAAGACAACTCTATATTATAATAGTAGTGATGAACTTGTAAAAGTAAGAGAAGATTGGCGTGGTGAGGTTTGGGAACAGACAGTCTCTGGTACAATTACTGGTGGCAGCTCATTAGACCAAACAATTGATTATGAAACATGTTTTGATCCGTGGGAAAAGACTGTTTAGTAATTTTATTATATATTATAATTAAGGTGATATAGTGGCAATTTCTGTAACAGCTAATATGAGCACAATAAGTTTGTGTGAAGACACTACTGGTTGGACTCTTGATGATGCCAATAACGATAATGTAATGAAAATACAAGGCTCTTACTGTCTTGCAACCCAAGTTAAATCTACAACAGGTCCAACTGATTATTTTACAGGGTCATTTGATATGACAGGTAAGTGTATTTACGTTTGGATGATTTGTAATGGACTAACTGATACAAAAGCTAATGGTGGTTTTAGAATATATGTATCTGATGGAAGTAATACTGGTTATTGGTATGTTGGTGGTGGTATTGAGCATCTTGGGTGGAACTGCTTTTGTATTAGGAATTGGAATATTAACGGTTAAGGCGTAAATCCCCGACCGCTGGTCGTGGGATATAAGCCTTCAAGATATGGCATAGAACTTGCGTATAACTAATATGATGGAACTAATACGAACATACAAATACAGACTTTAT